CACCCTGCAGCTACCGGAATGCATTGGGGTTCTGTCCACTGCCGCCGAGCTGGAGCGCGGCGCCCGATGACCCTCCGCCCCGATCAGCTCCAGGCCCTCGCCGACTATGACGCCGCGATCACCGCCGGGGCCCGTGCTCCGATCATCGCGGCGGCAACTGGGTTCGGCAAAACCCACACCGCTGCCCACCGCATGGGTGAGATCGCGGCTGCTGGCGGCCGGGCTTGGTTCATGGCCCACCTGGGGGAGCTGCTGGAGGACACCGCCGGCCGCTTGGAGAAGGCCGGCATCCGCTACGGCTGGATCTGGGGCAACCGCGTGCAGGATCCCGACGCCCCTTGCCAACTGGTCAGCGTGGCCACGGCCGCTCGCCGGCTTGCTGATCTGGGGCCACCGCCAGACCTGGCAATCATCGACGAGGTGCACCGCGCCACCTCCCCGAGCTACCAGATCACCCTGGACGCCCTCGGCCGCCCTCAGGCGATGGGTCTCACGGGCACCCCCCTGCGCACCGACGGCCGCCCGATGCGAGCCGGTGGATTCGATGCCCTGATCCGCACGCCCGACACCGTCGATCTGATCGACGCCGGCCGGCTCTCCCCCCTCCGCGCCTGGTCATTCCCTGAGCCGTCCGAGCTGGCCCGCCTGGGGTTCAAGGGCCGCGACTTCGATCAAGCCGCCGCCGGGGAGATCCTGAGCGACGGCGCGATTCTCGGCGATGCGCTGGAGCACTGGGAGGAGCACTGCCGCACCGCCGGGGCCGTCCGCCCGACCGTGATCTTCACCTCCAGCGTCAGGCAGGCACAGGAGACCGCCGAGGCCTGGCGCCGCGCTGGATTCCGGGCCATGGCGGTCAGCGGTGACAGCCCACAGCAGGAGCGCCGCGACGCCCTGCAGTGGATGCGTGGCGGGGATCTGGATGCCCTGGTTTGCGCTGATCTGTACGTGGCCGGCTTGGACCTGCCCGACCTGGGCGCCGTGGTCTGCCTGCGGAAAACTGACAGCCTGATTGTCTGGCTTCAGATGGTCGGCCGCGGCCTGCGGCTGTCCAGCGCCTGGCCAGACTGCTACCTCCTCGACCACGTCGGGAACTGCCGCCGCCCTGGCCTGGGCGATCCACTGGCCCGCCGGATGCACCTCTGGAGCCTGGACGACGGGTGCGAGCGCCGGGTACGCGAGGCCGTGCCGCCGGTGGCCGTGTGCGAGCGTTGTTACTCCACCGCCATGGTCGGCCGCCGGTGCCTGGACTGCGGCCACGAACGGGAGCCGCCCCGCCTGCGCGATGTGATCCTCCTGCCGGGCCAACTGACCGACTTTCCGGTTGGCCAGGAGGAGCGCCGCCAGCGCCGCGAGCAGGAGGAGCAGGAGCGCCAAGAACGGACCCGGGTGCGGAAGGAGGAGGAGCGGGCCTGCTGGAGCCCCGACGACCAATCCGGCTCCTTGGCCCGGTTTGCTGCGCTGGCTAAAGCACGGCAGATCAAGGCAGGCCAGTCCGTGGACCCTGTGCGTGCGCTGCGCTGGGCACACTTGCAGATCTCACTCCGCGTCGCTTACCGAAAACTTGACGCCAGGATGACAGCCGGCCAGCGCCGCCAGCCGGTGGGGCGGGTGAGAAGGGTGTAGGTCTGACTTTGATGTCAATAATTGCGACAGCCAAAAAGATTGAGCATTGCTTGGCAACAGAATTTAATTGCCTTTTCGGAAACCCTCGCAACTATTTCCCGTGACAAATCAACGCGCAATCAGCGAAATGGCTCTCTATAGAGAGTTCATACAGTCTAAAAAAATATCGGCAGGATCCCATGGTTTTGAGCCCCATCAAAAGTGGGAATTATTTCCACACCAACAGGCTACGCTAGAATTTGCCTGCAGAAAAGGAAGATCTGCCGCATTCCTAGATACTGGTCTTGGCAAGTCAAGAGTTGAAGCCGCCGCCGCCGCTGAGTTTTCTATTCAATCTGGCAAGCCATCTTTAATTCTGACGCCATTGGCGGTTGCAAGTCAAATGAAACGCGAATGTGAGTCTGTTGGGATTGAAGCGCATATTGTTCGTGAACAGTCAGACGTAAGGCAGGGTGTCAATATTGCAAATTATGAAAGACTGCCAAAACTCGACTCGACCATTTTTGGCGGAGTTGTGCTTGACGAAAGTTCAATCCTTAAATCCTTCACTGGCCCAACAAAAAGAATGCTGTGTGACGCCTTTGCCTTTACACCATATCGACTGGCGGCAACTGCTACGCCTGCGCCAAATGATCACATGGAGCTTGGTCAGCACGCTGAATTTCTTGGTGTAATGCCTGGCCCTGAAATGCTGTCACGGTGGTTTATCAGTGATCAGACGACCATGGGCGGTTACAGGCTAAAAGGCCACGCAACAGAAGATTTCTGGAGATGGGTCGCCAGCTGGGCCAGGGCTGCGACCTTGCCATCTGATTTAGGTGGTGACGATTCTGGATTTGTGCTTCCGCCGCTAACGTATAATCTACACACTATTCTTTCGGATATATCGTTAGAAGTGCCAGAGGGAATGCTTTTTAGGATTCCAGATGGTAGCGCTACAACGATGCACAAAGAAAAAAAGTTGACAATAGAAGGCAGGGTGGCTAAAGCTGCTGAAATTGCAAATACCACAAACGGTCCTGTAATTGTTTGGTGTGAAACTAATAACGAATCAACAGCACTGGCAAAAGCCATCCCTGATTGTATTGAAGTACACGGATCAATGGACATTGACAGCAAAGCCGAAGCTCTTGACGATTTCACCTTTGGCCGTCGTCGTGTTATTGTATCCAAGCCCAAGCTTGCAGGCTTAGGCCTTAACTGGCAGCACGCTAATACTGTTGTATTTGCCAGTGTTAGCCACAGCTACGAACAGCACTATCAAGCAGTGCGCCGAGCATGGAGGTATGGGCAAAAACTGCCCGTTTCCTGCCATGTTGTAATTAGCGACACAGAAGCCGCTATTTGGAATAACGTACAACGTAAAGCGCAGGATCATCAACGCATGAAAAGGGCTATGGCTCAGTCCATGCTCTCCTCTCAGCAAGATGCAATTCTCAGGCGTGCTTATGCGCAAGCACAAAGCTTCACTCTCCCATCTTTTTTTAACAAATGAAACCAGCTTACGAAGGATCTAACTGGGCAATTTACAACGCTGATTGCGTTGAAATACTGGCCGCCATGCCAGATAATTGCATTGACGCCGCTGTCTTTAGCTCTCCGTTCAGCTCGTTGTATATCTATAGCGATTCCGAACGAGACATGGGAAACAGTGCATCACACGAAGAATTTCTACAGCATCATTCCTATATGGCGAGAGAGCTTTTTAGGGTTCTTAAGCCTGGGGGAGTAATTTGTGATCACGTTAAAGATACTGTTTTTTATCAGAACAGCAGCGAAACCGGCGAAGGCGGATTATATCCTTTCAGTGATGAGGCCAGTCGAAGCTACCGAACAGCTGGATTCTGCTTGCGTGCTCGCGTGACCATTTGGCGTGATCCGGTGAGGGAAATGCAAAAAACAAAACACGAAAGACTGCTGTATAAAAACATCAGGGAAAATAGTAGAGTTAGCGCCATGGGTATGCCTGAATATATTTTAGTGCTTCGCAAAGAGTCCAAAGGTAAGAATGTAGGCGAACCCGTGAAACACACAAGGGAAGAGTTTACACTTGATCAATGGCAACAGTGGGCTTCACCTGTTTGGATGGACACCATGCAAACCAAGGTCTTAAATGCCAGGATCAAAGGCGATAAAGACGAAAAGCATATCTGTCCCATGCCTCTTGATTTAATTGAACGCTGCCTAACTCTTTACAGCAATCCTGGAGATGTCGTCCTAGATCCATTCAATGGTATCGGTAGCACTGGCTATCAATCTGTAAAAATGGGCCGCCGTTACGTTGGTATTGAACTCAAGCCGGAATACGCACGCAAGGCATCTCAATTCCTTGAACAAGCCGAAGCTTCGAGTCTTTCCATCTTTGACGCAACACCTGACACCCTGTGACGAATTGTCAACAGTCCCACCCCACCCCTCCCACCGCGTCGCCAATGGGTCACAATAGGGGCATGGGCGCAGGAGATGCGCCCGGCAAGCACTCTTTACCACTCGCTCTCATTTCATGAAATACGACAAGCGCATTGTCACCCATCAATGGGGCAACAATCCAACCAACGACGAATTTACCAATTCAAACGGAATTGTGATGGCTCCTAATCATTACCTGCACAGCATTGCCTTTTTGAACGAATTAGCAGCAGAAGCTAAGCGAGATTTTCCCGATCTTACTGACAATAAGATCGAAGCATTTGCAGTAACAAAGTCAGACTACAACC